GTTGGTGATTTTTGTGAGTTTAATAAATTAACTCAAACTGAATTTGTAATCTCTGAAAATTATCATAAGATAAATTTCAATGAAACGGTATTTCCGACCAGTTCTACACCTGAAAATGCGAGTGGATATTATTACAAACCCCACTTTGAAATTCCATTGAGAAGTTTTTCAACCTACGTTGAAAACTTCAATGGTCAAACAGGTATTGATAACTTACCATATTGGGCATATTACTCCAAAAACTATAACAAGTGGATTTGGAGGGATCTATATGATCCGGGATTTATTGATCAAGATGGAAACGGGGTGGATTATCCATTTTCTAACGGTGCAAACTATGTATTCAGGGATTTTATATTCAAATTAATTCCTGAAGGAAGAACAAATAAAAGCTTTACCCAAGTTATTTATCAACCTCTGTCAGATGACTGTCAATAAATTTAAAATAACACGAGATAACATCTCCAAAAAACTTACAATTCCTTTGGAGGTTAAGTTTGATCCGTATGGTCGTCAGCAGATGGTGGATGTCTATACCGATGAAATTATTCAAGAGATTATTAACCCACCCAAAGATTATGAAATTGCTCGTTTTTCTCACGAACCATATGGGTTATCTCTGACGAGCACCAACTATCAGTTTTATTTTTTTGATAACGCAGTTCCAATACAAAATGTTGGAAATAACGCAACATATTGGAAAAATACATATACCACCGATTTTACCAACGACGAGTTGTATTATTATGCAAATTCTTTTACAAATTCATTCTTTAAATTGGATCTTTATGATTCCAAGAACAAAGAAACTCAAAAAGTTTATTTGACAATTATATTACCCGTCCAACAAGGGAAGTTTGAACCGGTTACCTTACAAAACGGTGACGAAGTGGAGGTCAGAATACCAAATTATCAGTTGGATTTTATTGGTGATAAAGAAGGATATTTTATTTATTGGTTAAGAGATCCTGAAGTGTTAGGTTTAACTGAATTTTATATGAGTGCAAAATTCTTTAATGGTAAGACGGGTGAGTTTGTCAGGTTTTTGAACAAATCACAGTCATCTATTTCAGGAAACAACTCAAACTTCAATCCTGAGGATAACTTTTTCTATAAGGTTAACCTCAATTATGACAAGTACACATACACATTATCTTCATTCAATAATGATTTTAGAGCAGGAACTACCATGAGTCCAATTAAATTCTATGAATATGTCAATTCATAATGTTTAGAAAAATCAAAATATCACCCGAAGTTATCAAACAAAAAGTTTTTGATGTTACCTATGATGGTGAACAAATAGGTTACTATTCGGGTATGACCGAAGTTCTTTCGGGAGGAACAAACGGAGCTTCTTATTATACAGGAATGACCGTCCCGATTTACTTAACAAAGAATGTAAAAGACTTGGGTTTTTATTCTGAATTTGATGGATTTATCCTGCAAAAAGATGTATTAAACAACTTTGTGATGTATTTTTCAAGCAATCCTTATGTTCTATTTGTAAAAAATACTTCTGATGTTGAATTCAAAAGTTTTCTAAAAGATGCTCCATATGTTGTCGATTGGGGTGATGGAACTACGAATGAAACATTTGTTTTTAATGAAACAACAAATTCATTTGATGTTTTAAGTCATACATATCCAAATACAAATCTTAAGTATGTTGTTAAAATAACACAACAAAATCAGTGGGGAACATCTATAGTTGAAAAAACAATACAGATACCCTATTATCCCGCCCCTGTTCCGGATCCTACAGGAACAATATACTTTGTTCCAAATTCAGGAAGTTGGTCGGGTATTCCGATAAACGCACAATATATCTTCACAGAAGATTCAAACTTTAATGCGTCTTCAGAATTCTCATCAAATTTTGTGGCGACACCATTTGTGATCTCGGGTGAAACAAAATCAAGAATTAATGAACTCCGTAGATACGGAAGTAACAAATATCCGGTGGGGCAACCTTTGGTAAAAAACTCAGGTGTTTATGGTCAGATTAACTCTATAAATCCACTCTATACTTCTTATACTATTGAAGGTGTGGATTACTACGATTACCCCAACGGACAGACGATATTCTTTATAAATTCAAGTGGATTAGACTCAAATAATTTACAAACAACACTTGTAACTAAAGATGAAAGATTAATTGGGTTTGTTAGTCAACCGGAAATACAATCAAATGTATTTATTGAAAGAGATAAAGCTTCAGGATTGGAATCACTTGAAAGACTTGGTGAAGTGGACAACCTTGGGGACTTATCCAAATACGGTTATAAATATTTTAAATTAAATAAGGATGGCATTAGGTAGTTACGGAACAATAAGACCTTCGGATGTATCACCCGAAGATGTTGAGATCATTTTGTTATATACCGAATCAAGGGATGTAACAAATAATTTCACCTTAAAAAAGTTGAATGCTCCTTCCATTCTAACTCCGTATTTTCACAATACAGCAACAGGAGGAAATCCAAATATTGAAGTAATTGGTGGACTTTATAATTTACAACTTCCTGCCGAAGAGTTCAATGCTTTAGGTATTTATACATTGGTTGTTCGTCCAATTGAAATAAGAACTTTGATCACCGATTGTGGTGTGTTATCCGCATTACCAAATGTGAATGGTATTGTAATTGACTTAAATAATGTTCCACAACAATTCAGGAATAAGTTTATTAATCAAGGATTGGTTGGATTTAGAGTTGAATATTTGAATAGTGATGGAACAAAAATTCCTAACTTCTTTAGGATTGTAACCTCATCTTTCTTCTGTGAACCCGTTGTGACCAATCTTACAAATACATCAGAAAAGGCGATCCGTTATAGATACGTTGATGGTAGTTCAAACCTTATGTTTTTGACTCTTACACCATCGGCGGCACCAACAAACAAACCTTCAGCCGTTCCATTTATTGGACAGCCAAATCAAAGTATTATCATCACAAATACCTTCTTTGATCCTCAAACTATTGAGATAGAACTCGTTGAACACGACGCATCTACCTTGGCTCTCGCTCTTTACGGAAATCAGACCAAATCTATTGAGGACGGTATTTACACAATCTATGATTCTGATAACAATATTTACAAACAATACAACTTGTTCGAAATCAGAAACGAATTTAGTGAACTTCTTTATGAGGTTCGTCAGAATAGAGGTGACAATATTGATTTTAGTAAGAACTTCAATACAATAATTAGTTAATGGCTACAGGAAATTACAGAGTACCTGCTAATGGAAACACCACCTTCTCGGACAATTTGGTCGGGTTTCAGGTGGTGGATGGGGGAGGTCTAACTCAAGGTAATTTTGAATTTACAAGAGGTATAGTAGAAAAAGCTAATAGAGAATTTAGTGTTGGATCTTTTTCCAAACCTATTTCTTTAGAAGATTTACAAGTCAACAGTGTCGCTGAAGCAAAGAAAATATTTGCTAGAGAATTTAGTGTTGTTCCAAACTTTGATTTATCGGAAGTTACAAATTATTCACTTTACGGGTCTTTACAAAAAAGGTTCGCGGCGACAATCCAACGGGTAATCAACTTCTTTCCTGCGGCCTTAGAAGTTGATGGATTATACTACGATTATACATCGGCAAATACGGCTTATGATATTTCGTATGATGCGGTCGGTAATGAAACTGAATTTAAGATTAATGTTGGTAGGATCAAAAATCCATTTGATATTGATTTCTCTCAAAATGCCACGATTAATATCTCAGCAAGAGAACAGGTGGTATCGGAATATAGAAATTTACCAGCGACATATATAAATTATTCTTTGTTTTTAAATGGTGTTGAATATCCTGTAAATGATTTTACACCTTCACAAAACTTAACTTCGGGTTATATAACTTTCATCGTTGAGGGTAATCCATTTTCGGGCGTTACATCCACCTTTGATTCTTTGGTTATTCGTCTTAATGACACCAAAACCGAAATGGTTTTTTCGGAAAATTTTGACGAACTCGGAAAATTCTTATTAAACAGATTAATTACCCCGAGATATACTGCGTTTTTCAAGGTTCCAAGACAAACATCTGATGGTCAGAATTACACAGGTAATGAATATTTGACTTGGTCTTTAGATGGTCAGTGGAACTTAGATATTAGAACTTATATCTACACACAATACCTTGAAAAATTAAATGCGTTGTCGGAGGAAATGGACAGGTTTAAGTCCAACCTTATTTCAAGATTTTTGACAACAGGAGCCTTCAAAGATTTTGACACGGAAGATCAAAAGGTTGAAAAAGTTTTACAAATATATGGAAGAAGTTTTGATGAACTCAAAAGATTTATTGATGGATTAGCATACATAAATTCAGTTCACTACAATCTTCCAAACAGTGATATACCATCCCAACTCTTATCCAATTTAGCAACAACGTTAGGATGGAGTGAAGATGTTTCACAAATCACAAACGAAAACTTTTTGAATTCAATTTTCAACGTAGGTAAGAATCCAATTTATTCAGGATATTCGAGAGATTACACACCAACAGAACTTAACTTTCAATTTTATAGAAATTTAATTCTTAACTCTGCATACCTTTTTAAATCTAAAGGAACAAAAAAATCCATTGAATTTTTATTGAGAATGATCGGGGCACCCGACTCTATGATTGAATTTAATGAAACGATTTATTTAGCGGATGGTCCAATTAATATTGACAGATTTAACACTTATTGGTCTGAAATTTCGGGTGGTTCAAAAGCCGAAGAAGTTGTTGTTTATGACACATCGAATGTTTATCAATTTCAGGGTGTTCAATATTGTGCATTTACAATTGACACACAGATACAATTTGTAAACTTATACAGATCGGATTTCCCGTTTGATGATGAGGGGTATCCCAAACCACCAACCAACAACAGTAGTTTCTTTTATCAACAAGGTGCTGGTTGGTATGATAGAACGCCTTATCACGTATCACCTTTGGAAGTTGACGCGGCGGCTTCGGTTTATACGGGAACCAATCCTGTGAACGTAACAAAATATCAGAATTTTTCATACGGATATAAGTACTTGGATACTTTTACTTCGTTCCCTGATATTAGTATGGGCTTCCAACTCAGACA